AACGCATATTAAATTTGTTCACATTGATGAGGAGGGGAATCCAATTCCAATTGGAGAAAAAGGAAAAAATCGAATAAATAAATTAATAGAAAGTAATTATGAAAAAGAAGTTTGATTTTGACAAAATAACATTAATACCAAAATATAGTCAAATTAACACACGATCAGAATGTGACACATCAGTAAAATTTGGTGGATACAGATTTAAACTCCCGGTGGTTCCTGCCAATATGGAAAGTATCATTGACGAAAGTTTGGCAATTCAGTTAGCGAAAAATGGATACTTTTACATTCTACATAGGTTTGAAATGGATGTGGTTTCTTTCATTCGTCGTATGAAATCAGAAAAATTGTTTTCATCAATATCCATTGGCGTTAATGATGATTCCTATGAATTAATTGAGGTGTTATTATTTCAGGATTTAATACCTGAATTTATTACGGTGGATATTGCTCATGGTCATAGTATTAAGATGAAGAAAATGGTTAAATATCTTCGTAAAAAATTACCGAATACTTTTATAATCGGAGGTAATGTTTGCACTCCTGATGCCGTTACAGATTTAGAGAACTGGGGATGTGACTCGGTTAAAGTTGGTATTGGTGGTGGATCTGCTTGCACAACATATCACTCAACAGGATTTGGTAATCGTGGTTGGCAAGCAAGTATGATAAAAGATTGTGTGAAAGTTGCGAAAAAACCAATCATTGCGGATGGTTCAATTAAGGAACATTCGGATATCGTAAAAAGCCTTGTTTTGGGTGGATCTATGGTTATGGTTGGTGGAATGTTCGCCGGATATAATGAATCGCCAGGAGAAGTCATTGAAATAGAAGATATTAAATATAAAACATTTTGGGGTTCGGCATCTTCATCTCAATCGGGAAAAGAAAATAGAATTGAGGGTATTAAAATGCGTATTCCATATAAGAAAGAATCTATTTTTGTTAAATTAAAACAAATTGAGGAATCTTTACAAAGTGCAATATCATATGCGGGTGGAAACCCCGCAATATTAGATTCCCTTATGTCCGTTGATTATGTTGTGGTTAAATAATTAAAGTTCTTTGATTTTAATTACCAAATCACCATTACCTTTAATCACTCTATGATATATTTCGGAGGGGATGGTAAATCTGTCCCCTTCTTTTAATGTTACCGGTAATTCATCGTCCATTTGGAATTTCCAACCGATACCTTTTACAACTTCAACGATTCTATCTCTTTCATCTCGGTGCCATTGTAATTCGTGATCGTCAATATTTTTATCAAAAACTCTTGTTTTAACGCCATCCTTAATTGTTTGTTTAAATGGTAAAGTGGATTCATCAAGTTTCCTACCCAACCATTTTAATTCCCAATCTAAATGTTCTTCATAATTCTTAATAGTGGAACTACTACCTCCTTTAATGATAGCATTTTCTAAATGTGGGATACTATCTTTTAACATTGGTATTATCTTTTTAGTTTGCGTATTTGCAATATCTGAATGTTCCCCTTTAAATGGTTCTTTGAATAATGCGGTTATTTTAATTGTGGGTCCATTGTGATATTTTTCTTTACCAACGATTGCTTTATACCCAATAAAATTTTCATCTTTTATTGGTTTAAAATTTGACAAGAATTTATTAACTCTTTTCTCCAGTCGTCGGAAATATTCTTCAGTGTATTTTTCTTCCATAAATAATTTTTACCTGTATTTGTAATTACCAATAACCACCATATGTCTTACCTCCCCACAAATGTCCATAACGATTAATTCTACAAGCCCAATAACCGGCTTTCATTCTATCTTTTTTGTCTTTACATTTGTGTCTTGCAGCGAAACTTCTTCTTGCTTCAGGATTGGATACCTTTGCGGTTAATCCCCCGTGAACATCCCCAAAGGTAATCTTTTTAATTCTACCTGTTGATGGATCCTTAACATAAACTTTATATTTTTTACCACCACCTGAATTTCTCATCGGATAACCGACTTTAACTTTTTTACCTTGATATTCCGCTTCAGATAACAATTCTTCTTCTGTCATTAAATAAGGACAATCTAATGAAACATATTCACCTGTGGATATTCTAACCATCTTACCCAAATCAGTTTCAATCAACCATTTATCTGATCTATTCAATTGTATTGATCCTTTGTGATATAAATCCCTAACTTCACAAACTAAATTAAAATAACCATCCGAATATGGTCTAAAAACACTTTCAGATAATGTAATCTTATTATTAATGTGATACTTTAAATTCTTGGATACTTTAACATTTTCAGTTAAAACCATATTGGGTATAAATGTTTCAGAAATAACTCTTCTAACTATCTGTTTAATATTATTCATTTTTCAAGTATATTTATATTTATAAATACAATAATGTTTGATATTTATATTAAAAAGTTACGCAATGAAAAGATTAGTTAAAGAAAGCGATATTAGAAGAGCACTATATAAAATCATCAAAGAAGATGATAGTATGAGTTCTGCGGAAAAGAAAAAAGTTAAACCAAGATGTGTTCCTGAAAACATCATCCAATTGGATGAGATAGTTGGGGATTCTGATGGATTCTCAAAATATTCTCCCGGAGTTTCAAAAAGAAACAGAGGGGTTAATGGTATTGTAGATACATTGGGAGTATTAAACAATATTAGATTGTTTAAGGACATTAAAGATGGTGGTGAACACTTGGCTTACGAAATGATGAATAACCTTAACAAATTCAGAAATAAGAATTATTATGATGAAACAAGTGGGAATTGTCATAAAGTTATGGATAAAGTAATTGAGTTATACAAAGAAAACGAACACGGGACTGAATTGGTGAAGGACATTGAAAAGGTATTAAACTTACAGGTTAGAGAGGACGAATTTACACCGTCTCCAAGAGCCAAAGAATATTTAAAACAATGTATCAACTTGGTTAAAGGACAATAAGAATTTAATTAGGACCGTTGTCGTTACGGCAACACCAAAAAGGGACAATTCGCTACTGTCCCTTTTTTATTACTCAAAAATTTGGTTAGTATATCTTATCAAAATTTAAAGTAAATAGTTTTTGTCATTTTTTTTAATATTTATATAAAAAACAAGTATTATGAAAAAATTTTTTAATCAGTTGTTTTGTGACAACAATTCTATCAACGAAAAATCCGTAGTTGGGTTTATTGCCTTCTTAATGATGTGTATATTCGCAGGTGCGGATATTATAACTGGATTCCTTGGTAAACCATTAGTAGTTAACGAATTTATCTTTAATTCATTCTTAATTTTAGTATTAGGTTCATTTGCCATTGGTTCTGTTGATAAATTTATCAATAAAAAACACGGATCAGAAGACGAAGAAACACCTGAAGGATAATTTATTAGTTTCTTATGTAATCCCCACTCACAAGGTGGGGTTTTTTGTAACCTAAAATTAATATTATCTTAACACACTTTATAGATTTTTTTACTATATATTGTTGTTATGATAGGATTTATATTATTTTTCGGACTTATAATAGTATTACTTGGTAAAACAATCATCAAAGACAGACGAGAATATCGTGATTGGTATGAAAAATGTGATTACATTTTGAAGAAATGATTGATATTTTCTTTATATTTGTATCCCAAATATAAAATATCACACTATGAGTTCAAGAAACGCTAAAAAACTACCTGAACAGGTTAAATTTGAGAGGACATTCACTTATGATGATTGTATCGTTATATGGAAATACGACATATTAAAGACAAAATCAGGTCCATATGAGGTAGAAGTCAAATATCCCAAAAAAACCACTAAATAAGGTATTCTTTTATATGGTGATTTTACCCATATAATCAATGATTTTTGACAAAAAATGGGTTAAAATACCCCTAAAATAGGGTTAAAAACCCGTCAAAAACCACCATAATGTGTCAAATTTTGACTATAAATAATGAAAAAAACATCAATTTAGGTAAAAAAAGGGAATTTTTAAGTGAAAAAAGGGTAAAATTGGGTAAATTAATGATAAAAAACCTAAATTTTATAGTTTTTTAGGTGGTTTTCCCATTAAATCTTGTAATTTCTTTAAATTTTTAGTTAAATCATCAGGAAAATTGGGATTTTTCCTTAAAATATCAATATCAAAGGGAAATTCTTTGTTTTTTGGTATATTATTCATTGTTTTTATCATAGAAAACATATCTTTACCGTATTTTTTCCACCAAATGAATAAACCTATAGACATTACACTTAAAACGAGCGTAAAAACGATTAAAACCACTGTTAATAACATATTATTTGAATTTATAGGTTAATTATAGTGGTTTTAATCATATTTGTCAATTATTTAAGTAAATTGTAGTATTTTTTGAACTTTGCTAGTCTATCATCAAGTCCGTGAGTCCCTCCATTCACTCTTTTAGTCACTTTAGTCACAACATCGTCCGATGAACCTAAATCACAGATACTCCACAACTTATTTACATCAAAAAAGAACGCCGCAGACGCTAATGGATACTTATTCGCAACTAAATCGGGGTTAGAAACACAATCTTCACCAATAAATTGGGTAAATTTGGTATAATTACCCTTACCTGTTAACTGAATGTATCCTCTACCTCTAAATTTATACCCTTCTTTAGTTGTTTCGTCACCATTCCCCATTCTTCCACCATAAACACGGGATGCAATCTTTTCAGGTTGTTTTGCATACGACTCGGCAAGTGTTCCTGGGAAGTATTTACCAAATATCTTCTTTAAACCATCCGCAGAATAGTTTAAATTCTCTGAAACCGCCTTAAAATTACCTGATTCGTGAGCACATTGAGCTAAAAAGTGTGCCAATCGTAAATTATTGGTGATATTAAACTTTTTTGCCGTCTCTGATATCTGTGCAATCACTGAATCGGGGATAGAACCTTTAAGTTTTTCAATATTCAACCCCCCTACAGGTGTAATTACAACATCTTCTTTAACTACTTGTGGGTTTTGGGGTTCAGAACCAAACATTTTACCCCAAGTTACATCACCAACAACTCCGTCATTGTTTAATCCGTTCTTTTCTTGCCATTCTTTAACTGCCGCTTCAGTTTTTGGTCCAAAAGTCCCAACTGCCTCAACACCTAATTTTATTTGGAGTTTTTTTACATCGTCTCCTTTCGATCCTACTTTTAATAACATAATTTTTATTTTATTGTTTATTTTCTGTTGCGTATTTAATACCCATAATAGTTCCTACTATTGAGAAGGCGTTAGTTAAGAGTATTCCAAAGATATTAGACCATGTTGCACTTATTACTTGGGTATCTTTACCCATCACTAGGGTAAATACATATACTCCCGTGGTGACAATACCAACACCAATGATAATATAAAGAGCAACTTTTACTATATTGGATATTAATTCTGTTTGGTTTCTTTTTTGTAGGATATCAAGATCATTAATCGCATTTGTTTTTGCTTCCTCCGCTTGTATCCTCGCTCTTTCAGAATTAATCATCTCTCTTTGTAGATCTTGTTGTATTTTTTCGTTTTCTTCTCTCCAAGCAATTAATTCACCATTTTGAACTTCAATTCTTACTCTTTGTTCTTCAGCTTCTTTTAAGGTTGACTGAAGATCGTCCATAATCTTTTGATTTTCAGCATTTAAATTTATTAATTCCTCGTTTTGTTTCTGTATTTTTTTTGTCATCTCAAGACGCTTTCTTCTTTTGTCTCCGTCTTTTGTTTCACATTCTTTTAAATACTTTTTAAATTCCTCATCATTTTCAGTATCAATAAGTTTAGTAATATTACCTTCAAGACCTATACCCTTTTTAGTGTATATATCCATTAAAGTTTTTTTGGTATTACTATCTATTGTTATCATTTGTAAACTTTAAATGGTAATGTTCTGTTTTTATATCCTTCATAATCTTTTCTAAATTCTTCTAAACGAGGTTCAATATCATCAGATTTAATAATCCAAAATTGAGCACCCGCTTGGATTGCCTTTGATTGTTCTTCAGGTTCATTTGATGACGATATAATTCCAACAACTACGTGATTACCATATTCAAAATTAATTTTTCTAATTAATTCTATACCATCAAAAGAACTACCAATTATGTTTAAGTCAACAAACACACATTCAGGTTTATCATTATTGTTACCATCTTGGAACCATTTTTGAAATAGTTTTGCCGCCTCGTCAGAACTATTTAACGCATTTAAAGACAAACTTATATCAAGTAACGAACAAGCGTCTTCAAATACTAAATGGAATAAATCCTCATCATCTACTAATAAAATTGAATCAATCATTTTTT